AGCGCGAAGGAACGCGGCGTTGGCAACGGTACGGCTACCGGGCTCTACAAAAGACGCTAATGCAAAGTACGCATCAACCCCGTTGTTATCGAACCCGTCGCCAACCGCCTCGACATCGGCAATCGTATTTACAAACGACGGCTTGATGATACCTGCCCGAATCCCGACGGCGCAGTAAACGCCTTGCGCAGGGAGAACAGAGTTAAGGAAGTCAGTCACAGAACCTCACATGGGAAAACTACAGAGGCAAAAATGGCGGCGAGAGTTAGTCGCCGCCATACGGTCAATCACTTACGCTCGACTAAACGCGCTGTAAGTATCTCGATGCGAGGCAGGAACTGAGGACGAGGCTCCGAGGTGCCAGCAAACCAGTTGTACACGGTTGCTCGGGTCACACCAAGATCGTCGGCAATATACACCACCGGAACGTTATGCTTGATACATGCCCGTGCCAGACGTGCTACTGGCTTGCTTAGATCTGCGGAGCGGACCCTGTTAATGAACAGGGTAGAGTGCCCTCGTCCCTGCTTACTCATCGTCTGTAGCCCACTCGTCTAAAATAGAATCAACAGCTTTAGGAGCTTCCACGGTAGCTTTTGGCTTCGAGCGCTTTACGGGAGCCTCCACCTCTTCCACCTCTACCTCGACGCTGCTTTTGGCAGCGGGCGCAGCTTCTTTAAAAGCGTGTGGCAGTGCGGCGGGTGAGTTGTCTTTGATCACCATTTTAAAATCTACGGCTTGACGTGCGTCGTCGGTTTCGCTCTGCGCCTTGGCAGTTTCCCATTCTGTTTGTGACAGCGGGCGAACAGCGCGGAACTTCATGACGGGCACAGCCTCACCAGTATCGAAACGAGCCTCAGTCACGACACCGGTAATTGGAATACCGTGCCCTGCCAAGAATTTACCGTAGGCTTGCAGTGGCATCTTCTCGCCATCAGCGCGACCAAAGTAAGACTTAGCGGGGACAGACAAACGGTACACGTTACCACTGATGTCGTTCTCCAGCGTGACTGCCAAGCGCTTGCTATAACGGCATGCACGTGACTTACCATCACCGGAACCCTCGACGTTTTGTGGGCACTGGTCACAGCGCTTTGCTTGAGGGTTTGGCACTTCTTCATTGGGTACCAGACCTTCAGCCGACCAGCAAGAGGGCTTGATGTCTTTGCCTTCCTGATACTGCTCAGCGTAGAACGTGCGGGTAACTCCCTTGCCAGAAGCAATAACCACAAAGTTCATGGCCCGGTCTTCGTTCTTGGCGACCTCTTCGCCGCCTACAATCATGCGCCATACGCCGCCCTTGATTGAGATGGTCTTACCGCCGGAGCTACCGGCAATAGCCTTGGTAGTTTCGTCGGAGCCCTCGCGGAGGTAGTCGGGGATTACAGAACCGGACTTAAACAATGAAATGTTACTCATGATGATTTCCTTCATTTACGTTAACGTGGTCGATAGACCGTGACTGAGTACTTAGACTCGACATTTACACCCTCGGGCATGAGGTCTGGGTTCTCAGTGATGAACTGCACAAAGTTTTGTTGGTGCAATCGCTTCTCTAACAACTCGGGCATCCCGTGCTCGTTGATGAACTTGTACATACTGTCCCAATCATTGGTCCAGTACCTACGCTTGACGGAACGGCTGAACGTTCCACTTGCAGTTTTACCGCCGTCTTGGCCGGTATCTTTGCATATCTCCAAAAGCTCCTGCTCAATGATGGAGAGCTGTGCATCTAATGCGTTGATCTCCTCTTTAAGCGCTCGCTCTTTTGCCTGCTTTGCGTCACGTATCTTGATGTACGTTTTCACAAGCGTATCGGCGTTTCGTATTTCCGACATGTGAACTCCTGAAGTGAATAGAAATGAACTAGAGCTGTGGATTATACACTGTCAAATTTCATTGTCAAGCTCTTGGCGATATAAATAAACCAACTCGTTGTGGAGGTCGATTTTGTTTTGCAGCATGGTGTACATGCGCCGCTCGACCGGACTGCCTTGTAGGTGTGTCACGGTGACGTTGTGCTTCTGTCCCGCGCGGTGCGCTCGGGCATTGGCCTGTAAGTATATCTCTGTTGAGCTAACTGGGCCCCACCATACGACCTGATTTGCACGAGTTAGGGTAATCCCGTGTGCGGTTGCTTGAGGCACCATGAGCAGGATGCGAACGTCATCCTCGTTCTGGAATTGTTTGATAATTTCCGAGCGTTGATTAGCGCTGACACCGCCGTGGATGACCCGCGCTGTATGCCCTGCGGCGGCGACGCGGTCGGTCAGTATCTCAAGGGTGTGACGGTACGGCACAAACACTAGAACTTTCTGTTCTGTTTGGTCGATCACATCCATCAACTCACGCAAACGGTTAGAGATGTCGAACTCCACCACAGACCTATCATCCGTGTACACCGCGCCTTGAGATATTTGCAAGAGCTTGTTGAGCATCGACGCCGCGTTCACTGCGGTTATCTCTTCTCCTGCCGCCATCGCCACCATCTGCTTCTTAATCGTTTCGTAATACTTAGACTGTTGAGCCGTTAGCGGGACTTCACGCGTGGAGTACAGCAGGTCGGGTAGGTCAAGGCACTCTTCCTTAGAGTACCGGATAGCGGGTTGCAGTACTTTGTGCACGACTTCTTGCGCATCTTGTCGTGGCACCCACTTGTACTGGTTAATCTTAATCATGACAGAGTCTCGGAACCTGCCGAAAAAGCGCGGCACTGCGTCTGGGTTCACGAGCTTGGCTAGACCGTAGGCGTCAAGCGGCGACTGAGATGCAGGAGTACCCGTCATCAGCCACAGCCGTGCAGTGGGGGTAACTAAACTGGCGAGCGCTTTCCACCGATCTGTACTGACGCTCTTCACTGCGTTGGCTTCGTCCACAATAATTAGATCAAACCCGTAGGCTTGCAGCTCGTCTCGTACAACCTTAACGCCGTCGAAGTTAATGATGACAAACTCGTAGTCGCCTTGCAGTACTTTGGTACGTTGTGTGCGACTGCCTTGCGCGATGGCTACTTTACGGTGCATCAACGTGCGAAAGAGATCCGCCCGCCATGCGGTGTCCATGATAGACACAGGGCACACAATCAGCACCTTGCGGACTTGGCCTTTATTCATGAGGTAATCAGCGGCCCACGCGGCGGCGGCAGTCTTGCCAGTACCCGCTTCGTTAAACACAAAACATCGGGGGTGCGTTGCTAAGAACGCCGCAGTATCTCGTTGATGCTCAAACGGCGTGTACATGCCGGGCCATTCGTACCTACCGATGATCGGACTTGGTACGTTCCGCACCCCAAGGTTACGGAGCAGACGTGCCTCGTCGTAGTCCCAGTTAACTACGATTCGGTCGACGCCGTCTTTACTGTCGATCACTTTACTCTTTGGTATCAGCGCAGTGATCTGAGCGCCTTTACGCGTGTTGAACATCAACGCGCGGTTGTCAATTATTTGCATAGAAAAAACTTAAGTGGACGAAAAATAGCTAGGTAGGGGTGCTACCTAGCTAAAAACTTCTCAGGAGAATCACTGACAACGCGAATTGTCAGAGAAATATTACCTTACTTTGCGCGTTCCCGTCTAGAGGTTTGCGACTTTAATTTTCCATCTTTTGTACGAGCGAAGCTGCGGTTCTCCCCTTTGGGTACAGCCTGCAGGTTGGACAGTTTCGACTTGCCGCCTTTGGATCGCGGCTTCTTATGATCTACGTCTACGCTGTCGGGTAGGTCGCCGTTCTTTTTCTCGTACTCGCGTCGCGCTTTGTGGCGCTCTGCTTGTGCTTTTAACTGCTTGGGCGTACCTTGGTACCGCTCGTACTCTTCTTTATAGTTACGCTTGTAGTTTGGGCTGCTAGGCATTGTTGTACTCGCATGAATGGACAGGGCAGAAACGGCACAGCGCCGAACTGCGTGGGTTCCAAACCCCATGATCAACGGCGGCCTCGATGTCGTTGGCTCGCCCCGCCCACTTGGACATGATCTCGGGGAACTGCTCTCGTCGAAACTCCGCCTTGACAATATCTCCTACTACGACGAAGAGTAGCACGCCCTTGACCACTTGGACCTTGGGGTAGTACGACATAATCATCGCCGACAGAAGCTCAAGCTGTCCGGGGTCAGCGTACCGACTCGATTTGCCCGTCTTGTAGTCGGCTACCCGCGCTACAGTACCGGCAGAATTTATATGTAAATAGTCTGGGATACCCCTAAACCATACATCTTTATCGAAGAATCCGCAAGGCGTAAAGTCCGCCTTGATCGCCATCTTCTCCTCACACAGAACGGTGCCCTTCAGCTTTGCCAGCGGCTCAACGAACCGCTTGAACTGCGAGTACTGAGGTGGCAGCTCTGCCCCGTCCCGAACGTACTCTTCAAACGCTTTGTGTACTGCCGTACCATATAGCGTGGCGTCGGTGTCTTTCGACTTAAAGTTCTTAAGAATACGTACTTCGTGATACCTACGGGGACAGCCCTCGAAGTCTTTAATTGATGAATAGGAGTGCGCTAGTGCCATAGATTTAACCGTGAGTTGATTTGCCAACCACTAGTTTACTTCGGATTGTTCAGTTTGCCCGGCCCCCATCGAGATTCGTCCTCGATTAGTAGCCGCAGTGCCTCGGAGCGAGGCAACGTCTTGAGCCTGTGGATAGCTTTGACCTCGATCTGCCGGATACGTTCCCGAGTTAGATCGTACGCCATACCAACTTCCTCAAAAGTGCAATCGGCGGATATGCCTATGCCGTACCGCAAACGCAAAACCTTGGCTTCTCGGGGCCGCAACGTATCCAACATTTCCCCCACGACACGCATTAAGTCTTGCTGGTGCACAACCTCAAACGGGTCGATCTCCACAGGCTCAGGCTCCCAAACTGGGAGTTCCGGCCAGTCCTCATCGTTGCGCACGCCGTAATTGTAGTACGCCATCTTCACCTCACTATCGACCCCAGCAAAGGTGCCGTATGGAACAGTGTGCCCCTGATAGATGTGCCCGTATCGGCGGTTAAGGTTAGCAGTCGCCATTAGCAACCCCCTCAAGAAACTCCCGCATGGGTTGCATGTCACGCGCCTCTTTACTGGTCAAAGTCCCATACGACCAATGCCGTGTAGGGGTAGAGAGCCGCCTTCCTTTTTGAATCAGTTGCCGCATGCGCTCCCGCCCGACGCTGTATTTAGCGCGCAGTTCTGCGGGGCTCATACCGCCTTCCAACCAGTCTCTGTACGCACTCATCGCCCGTATACGGGCGGTGTCGCTGAGTTCCTTAGCAGTCGCCATAGTTATCCCCCATTGCAGATTCACATGCTAATGGTAACGTCTGCGCCCACTTGGGGCGCCATGACATGCACTGCTCGACGAACGCCTGCCCCTCCTGTGCTTCGTCTTTGGGTATCAGCGCGACAACCGAGTCGTGGACAGTTAGCACTACGCGGTACCGCTTAGAGATACGTAGCATCTGCTCCGCCACCGCACACCGT